GCCTTTACAGGGCTTGCCACCCAGCCATACTCGGCCACCGAGTTCGACGGCTGGGAAACATAACTCAGCCGGGTGTCTCAAAACCGGGCCGCAGTACAATTGCCTGCTCTCGCTGGACGAGATCCCGCTCGGCAATAGCCACCGCGACCTCGCGGGCGCGCAGCTTTTTCTCGCGCGCGTCGGCCGCGGTCGTCTCGGCAGCCGCGTGCCGGCCGAATTCATCGCGAGCGGCCTTGAGATCGGCCATCGCCTTTGCCGAGGCGTCAATCTGCTGCTGCAGCTCGGACAGACGCTTCCCGCACGCCTTCGCGTCGGTAATCAGGGCGATCAGGCTTGAGACGGCGGAGAATGCTTCGTCCGTCATGCGACCTCGCCGAGGTGCGCCTTCATCTGGCGGAGTTGCGCGTTGTGAGCGTCGACACGACGCGCGAGATCGGCGGCGGAGGCGGCAATGACAGCTTCTCGCTTGGAGCCGGCTTCCTCATTGGCCAAGATCCGCTGTTCGCGCGCGCGATACGCTTTCTCGGTGCTGTCGACCCACGTCTGAAATTGCAAGGTGCGCTCGGCGAGACTGGCCTCCGCTGCCGCCATTGCGGCCTGCTTGGCGTCGAGCTCCGCAAGGCTCTTTGCTGCCCCCTCGGACGCGGCTCGGGCATCGGCGGTCGCCTTGCTGAGCTCTTTCATCCGCTTCGCCGCGCCGGCCGGGTCAGCGATGACTTGAACGATCGACAGAGCACGCAGCATCGCCCGCGCCTCGATCTCGCTCTCGTCCGGGAAGAATTCGTTCGACATCTGGTTTCACCTCTTGAAGGGTTGCAGCGCCGGCCTGGCGACGCCTGTTTCATGCAAACGCCGCTGGCCGAGCGCTGCGCGCGAGGAGAAGGAAGCCTCGCGATTCGTCATGCGGCCTGCTGTGATTTTGCCGCCTCGATCCGATCCGCGACGATATTGCGTAACCAGCCCGACAACGAACGCCGCTCGGCAGCCGCCAACCGCTCGGCAGCTTCCTTCAGCTCGGGCGGCACCTGCGTTACAAGTTGAGTTTGGCGCATGCAAATCACCTCAATTTCCCCAAAGATAAGCGAGATCGTGGTGCTTCGCGACGCACCACCAGGTTCATGTGTCATGCTTCGCACGGCCGCGTCTCGGATGGGGTGGCCTCCAGGCTTCGCGGCATGGGGAATTGCGGTCAGCGTCCGCAATTCCAACCCCAGGGCGGCCCGACCTGGTGTGAACGTGCTATCCTGGCCGCATGGCCCGCCGCTTCCCGCCGCCCTGGCACGCGCCGACAAGATACCGGGCGGCTATGTCGTCCGCGACGCCAACGGGCAGTCAATCGCGTTCGTGTACGGCCGGGCGACCCTGGCCGAGGCGATGCAGGCGAAGGTGCTCACCAAAGACGAAGCACGACGCATCGCCGTCAATGTTGCGAGGCTGCCAGAGCTGCTTGGCAAACGGGATGATGACGGCTGAGGGCGTCTAACTGCGCTTCTACTCGGCGTGCGGTTAGCGCTAGCACCGGTACAGCCACATGATCTCCAGCGCCAGGACGAGCCCGGCGAAATCCCGCCCGAGGAGACGCAAGTCTCACGGCTGCGTGAAGTGCTGTTTGTTGCGGAAGCTGATTTGAGACAGAGCGAGCAACGCAGCCGCCACTCTTGCCGCTATCTGGTCGATGAGCGTCTTGGGCGGCCACTCCTCCGGCTCCGGCTTCTCCGGCTTTAACGCCGATGCTATTTTGGCTTCGCCCCTGAGCATGGGGTGTCTCCTCGGGGCGAGGATAGCAGCTGGGCGCGGGGTCTAACAAGCCATGAGATCGCGAAGAAGCGAGCCCCCTGAGGCGGCGACCGTGCCCGGTGCCAAAGTAGCGAAAGCCAAACGGACCATAGAGGAGACCAAGAGAACCTCGACGATGCTAGCTAAACCCTCCCTCACCGGGGGGTTTTTGCGTTATGGGGCTACTGCCCGCTCGCATTGCTGAGCCTGCCGGTCTGGAACGCAGCCCTCGTGGTGCCCCTGTACGGCAACTGCGGCAGCAGTGGACGCTGCTGCAGGGCTCCAGGAAGGTTCTGCAGGGCTGACGGATCGGTCATGATCTTCGCGATTTCCTTGTCCGTCCGGCTGCGCATGGTGTCCCGTATGGGCTTGGCAACGCGCGAAGCAGCCGGGAAGCCAGGCCGATGGTCGGCTCGTGGCTGAATGCACCCATGACGAGATCACCCACGATGCTCTTGGCATCCGACATCTCAGCTTGCCGGCGAGCTGTCTGCGAACCGCGCGTGCGACTCTCCACCGAAAATTTGCTTGCGGTGTGTCGTCTTTGCCACGCCTTTCGGTGGTATCATTCCCCTGTCTCTAAATTGATGCCGTTCCGCGGCATCGCTCTCATTGGAGGGAGCGATGACTGAACGCGATTTGACCGAGCGCGAAGATCGCCTGATGATTTTTTGCCTTGCTGCTGCGGCAGTCCTCATCGGCATTCTGTTCGTGTTCACACCCCCATAGAGCAACAGCGTCCTCTGAGGCTGGATTCGCCAATCGTCTTGTTCTGTTCGCCCGAACTGGCTTGAGCAGCCCGAACGGGAAAGCCTGACCGGCAAGCAGTGGCGCAAATGAGCAGCCCGCGATCGCTCAGGCACGCGCGTTACAAGCGCTCCCCAAAAGGCAAGGCAGCGCGCGCACGCAGGCAAAAGGAAAAGCAGGACGCCGGTAACGGTGTTGGCTCATGAGCCGACCATCGAAACAGCCAGCACCGGACCAGACCGCCGCCCGCAAGGAGTTTTCGTGGGCGATCTACCGGCTCAAGGGCACGCCGGCCAAGCTGCTCGGCCATATCGAGGCGCCCGACGAAGAGACAGCCATCAAGAAGGCGATCGAGGAATTCAACGTTTCACCGGAGCTCCAGAAGCGGCTGCTGGCGCGGCGGTAGGAGGAGCTTCGTTTCAGTCCGCTTCGCCTGCGCCTGCTATCTCGCAAGAGGCCCCCGGTAGTTGGTCACCAGGGGCAAAACGGCCGCTTCGGTCATGCGCCACCATCCCGCACTGGGTGTATACGATGAACGTTGGACTGTGCATCGTACAGTAGGCTCTAAACACCTCTTCCGGACTGCCGCGCACTTCCTCAACGGTAATCTCGCCGTTCCTGTGCTTCACGATCTCCGCACCGACAGCCCTGAGCTTGTCTATCGCGTTCGATAGCGGAATCGCTGTTCGGGCGTTCTGAGCCGCCTCCGCCAGTTCGACGGGGTCAGTGGATTGGCAACGTAACCAAATCTCCAGGCTCTCTTTGGCGGCGATGGCGTGCTTGCGGATCGTCTCCGGCGGGTTCTCGGCCAGCAGGTCCACGAGATGCCATAGGCATTGCTCGATCTGAGCCTTGCCGTAGTACCGCCGACGATCCGTAGTCTTCCGGTAGCGCTTTTGCTTCTCGGCGTTCGTCAGAGCCTTGCTGCCGATTGGTTTCCTGCCCATACATCCCTCATATCGTAACGTTACCGAAAGAGGATAGTATGGTTATGTTACCGTATCAAGGGGATAAAGGCCGGCTCATTAATCCCGACCGCCGCCAACACCGCCAACCTCGGCAATTGTCCCAGCATCCCACGAGGGTTGTCGGGAATATTCCAGTAAAAAATCTAATTTTGGTTCCAGTATTTGAGGGGCAAAGGCGCGTGTGTTGGTTACCAGCGCCCGATCGGCGGCCCGTTTTTCCCCCGGGGGGGCCTCGCGCGGGGCGCGCCAGATCCGGACTCATCAGCGGCCTTCCTACGCGCATCGCGACGCTGCCGTAGTCCCATGGTCTTCCCAATCCAGCATGGCGGCCGCGTTCTGTAGCGTAAGCCATTGATAGTGCTCGCAGCCAACGCGGATGACCAGCAGTCTAGGGAACAGAAAGCACTGCCCGGCGCGAGACGGTGCTGATACAACGGCGGACGTCAAACGCTTGGCGATAACCTTCGACTTCGCAAGCGATGGATGAGCGTTCGGATACGCGCGTCACTCATGCGCTTCGAGCGACGCTGGTCAATGGTTGCAGATGAAACTATTAGAGCGGGTGTGGCGGTCGCGACCCACGTCCCGAGCGGCGGCTCCGCGATGGCGGCCGTAGCGAGCAATGGGGGTGTGGCGGGCGGACGGCGCCTCAGATCGGCTGTGGCGGTTGGTAAGGTTTGGCAATTGTGGCACCGGGACCACCACATGCAATGTATGCGCTGTGTGTTGTATGCACCCCTATATATCCCCCGGAAGGCTTCCTTCTTTCTCTTCCTTCTTACATACACAACATACAACTATATATACCTAATATATCTATCTGATATCCTTACTAAAAACCGTGTGAAGACTGGGCTCACACATCACCCCATACCGTACATACGAACTATGTTGCAACAGCGTCTCCTATGTATGCGTCAGCATACAGCGGGACGGTATCCCTGATCGGTCCATTCGATCTCGCCAGCGTCGACCAGTTGACCAAGGATATCCTTGATTTCCGATGACCGAATTCGGCTCCTGATGAATTGCTGAATATCTCTCGGCTTCATGATCCCCCGACGGCGGATCAGGTTAGCGATTTTCGCAGACATCTCGCTCCGTTCATTCTCTGGCACGTGGTCCTGCGCCGCCTCAGCTAACCCCTGCGCGGCCTTCCAGGCGATGCCGGCGCCCCATTCCATATCGTCGAGGTCGACGCTGCCACCACGTCCCCAGCGGCCCGCCGCCCGGATGGTGGCCAGCCGAATGCTGGTCTCGACGCAACGGGCGAGGAACGGAGCACTGCCGGGATGCTCGTCGATGTGCTGCTCGACCATCCGGGCAAAGTCGGCATAGCAGGTGCGCGCAGCGGTGCTCGCCCAGGGCAGGACATCCGGCAGGTAGGCTGCCTCGGGGTTGCCGATCTGCAGCAGGCTCTCCGGTCCTGACCAGAGATAAAGCCTGTGCAGGTTGTTGGCGAGGTGCGGGGGCACGACGAGGGGATCTAGTGATGGGTTGACCTCGCTGGCGCGGACGGTGCTGGGAAGCGCCAGGAAGCGGTTCAGCAGGCCGTTGTCGATGCTCTCCCCCTGCAGTGCGGCGGTGAATTCATCCGGCGTCGACAGTCCGAGGATCGACATCGCGGGGCACGCCACGAGCTTGACGGCATCATTGACTGTGGCCCATGCCGGCGGCACCAGAGTGTCAAAGCTCAAACCCCACAGCGAGCGGAGCAGCTCCCCGACCTGCCGCTCATGGGTGCCGGCCTTCCGGTTTGTGACCGCTCTCAGAACACCCCCGATTTCATCCTGCGGACACAACATGACGGGCGAGCTGGTGAGACATCGCAGCACCGCAGTGCCGGAATGGAACTTCGATGGTCCGATGTGAGCGTCGGCCTTGGCGGCCCGCATCAGCCGGATGGCGGCGCTGATGAGGTGTTGTTTGCCAGCACCGCTGCGGGCGATCGCAACCACGTAGAGATGCGTCGCCGAGTTTGTGGGACCAGCAACCCGGCGACCGATCAGGGTGCCGACCACGCCGATTGCCGCGCTCAGAGCCAGCCCGGTTCGGGCGCCTCGCAGTCGCCGTAACCCAGTCAACGATGTCCCCGACCAGGCCCGGCACCTTGGTAAAGGGTTCGAGCTCGTCCACAGGCTCGACAGGCACCTTCGGCTCTGCTTTCGGCCTCGCCTTCGGTTCTGGCCTCGATTCCGCCGCTGGCGCCGCCTCTGTCGGCACCAGGCCCGACACATCGACCTCGACGCCAAACCCAATGCGCTCGCTCAGGAACCGGAATGCGGTGTCGCAGTCGCACCCGCACACCGCCATAACCAGGTCGACTGGCGTGTAGCCCTGGTCGGCGCCAAAATCCCGGATTCCCGCCGGCACGATCTTGAGGTTGAGATGCCGCTTTTCCGGCGCGCGCTGGGTCGTTGACGGCCGCCACAGCGGCACCGCCTCGTACCCGCCGCGGGCTGCACGGCAACGATACAGGTTGAGCGCCGGCACCCAGGCGGCGAGGTTCGCGAGAGCCCGCTCGTTGAGCGCTCGATAGGGACTGTCGGCATCGCCGCCAAGGCCATCGATGCGCGGCTCCGGCTCCGGGCGGTATCCAAACGGCGCCAAGGCATCAGTAATCTGCTCGGCAATATCCGCCGGCAGCGTTGGCAGGTCCTCAGGCACCACGTCTTCCAGGGTTTCTGAGGTAAGCCAGCGGTAGGGTTCCTTGGTGTCGGGATGCACTGTCGGTGGCAGCACCGTCTGCCGGCCTGGCCCGATCAGGTCGATAATGCGATTTCCATCGATGTCCCAGCTTTGGGACTTCTCGATCTCGGGACCGTAGTAGAATAGCGTCTCGCCCTTCTGCCCCGCCTTACGAACGGGCGATGGTGGAAGGATTTTCATCAGAGCATTCCGGTAGACGGGATTGTCAGTGTCGATGTCGACCGCGACCAGTCCGTTGTATCCGGCAACAACACCCACGCCAGCATCGCCAGCCGCCCATCGAGCGCGTTCCATCGCTGACGGCACACCGCCATTGAAACGCTTCTGCCAATTCGCCAGCCCGATCCAGCAGCCGGCGAACTTGAATCCTGGCCGCTTTGAATTCGGAATGATCGGTATCGCGCCGTAGCCACGCTCAATGAGCCGCTCGCCCAGCTCCGCATAGGCACCCATAGCATTCCCCTCAGAAAGGCGGTGAGTTTTCGAGAATTTTCCGGCGCAGGATCTGCTCAAAGCCGGTAACCAGCCGGCGCAGGAACTCGCGCCATTCGACCTCGCTCAGCTTCGCGAGGTCCGTCGTGCCGACCTCTTCGAGGTATCCGGCGGCGTCGGCGCCAGCCTCGAACACGGCCCCCTGTTCGAGCGCATCAAGAATCTGATCAGGCATCGTGTAGACGCTCCTTGCAGCGTGATGGCAGCGGTCGTCGTCGCACAGCCAAGCAATCGGGCTGCGGTTATAGGGCGCGAAGCCAAGCCACATCGCGCGACGGCGGCACACCGCACACGATGTCGGCTCCCTGGTGGCAAAGCGGGTAACGATGCTGGTCACCACGGCACCTCGTCGCCGATCGGCTCGCGCTTCATCGCCTCGAAGGCGGCCTCGCGGGATTTGTAGGTCCAGCTATTCAGGTTGCGATCGATCTCGACGACTGGACCGTCCAAGCGCTGCACGCGACGTTCGGCGACGTTCCAGTATTGGCCGTTGCGGTAGATCGCGATCTCAGTCGCGACGTCCAGCTCGCTGGTCCGGTCGAGCGCCTCGGCGACGGTCGCCGGCACGGGTGCTGCCCCACCCATCGCGAACCACCATTTCGCGGCGCGCGCGAGGGCGTAGCCCCGCCGCTCGATCGAAATATACTCGTCGTAGATCGAGAGCCCGCATAGGTAGCTCACGCGCAGACTCGGCGGCGCCGATGGATCATTCCGCTTGTGGTGGATACGGAACGAGGTGTGCGCCACCTCGATCCAGGTCTGGCCCGACGACAGCACCGGCACCGCGTCGGCGATGGTCGCATGCTTCGGCTTCGGCGCCGGGCGCGGCCACTCATAGCCGCAGGACGAGCAGACGTGAGTGGTCAGCGGGTTGAGCTCGTCGCACTCAGGACATGCCTTCGCGCGCACATCGCCGGGTTTCACTGCAACGGATTTGGATTGCGGGTCGATGCAGTCGACGGGGCCGTGACGCCAGACGTTCTGAGCGAAATCGAGCACCAGGCAGTCCCGCTTGCCTTCGGCCTTGCGGGTGCCACGTCCGATCATTTGAACGTAGAGGCCAGTGCTCAAGGTCGGCCGCAGCATTGCCAGCAGGTCGACCTGCGGCACGTTGAACCCGGTCGTCAGCACGTTGACGTTCACGAGGCAGGTGATCTCGCCGGCCTTGAAGGCAGCAATGATCTCCTCGCGCTCGTCGGTTGGCGTCTCGCCGAACACAGCCTCGACCGTGACGCCGTGCACGCGCAACACGTCACGTACATGCTCAGCGTGGCGGATGCCGGTGCAGAAGATCAGCCAAGAACGGCGGCCAGCACCCTGCTTCACGATCTCAGCGCAGGCGCCGTTGACAACGACGTCAACGTCCGCCGCATTCTGCAGCTCGCTTTCGATGAACTCACCCCCACGCCGGCCGACCTGACTGACATCGATCCGCGTGCTGGTTGCCTTCGATGACAGCGGCGAAAGCCAGAGGTCTCGAATTCCCTCACCGACTCCGTAGTTGAAAACTATATCGTCGAAAATCTTACCTTCGCCCTCGTCGAGTCGGCCGCTGTCGAGCCTGAAGGGCGTCGCGGTGAATCCGGCAACCCGCAGTTCGGGATCGAGCATGCGCAGCTCGTCAAGTAGACGCCGGTACATTCCATCGCCGGAATGCGGCACGAGATGTGCCTCATCGATCAGGACGAGATTGCGCTCGCCGATCTCTGCGTTCCGAAACACGGACTGGACCGAGGCAAACAGTATCGGATGATCGAGATCACGTCGGCCGAGGGCGGCGCAGTTGATGCCGAGCGGTGCCTCCGGCCAGAGCTTGAGAACATGCTCGACATTCTGGGCAATCAATTCCTGGACGTGCGTCAGGACGAGTATCCGCAATTTCGGATACCGTCGGACAATATCCTGGATCAGCCACGCGATGACCAGCGACTTGCCGGTGGCGGTCGCCATCGCGACTAGCGGGTTTCCGCCACCGGCTTGCCAATAGGCGTCAAGCGCATCGAGCGCCTGACGCTGATATGGTCGCAGATCGAACATACGATCGGTCATTGGAGTTGCTCCGGCACGCGCAACATTCCGAACGTCTGGTCCAATCCCGGAAACAGCGCGTCCTTTTGACCGATGACATCCGGCCGCGCGCGAATAGTTGCGGCTATCTCGTCGCTGACTTCGCCGACCGAAGTCACAAACCATCTACGCTTGGCCGCATTTTCCCGGATCAGCACAGCGCCCCGCCGGGACATCGCTTCCAGCGCTCGCTTTAAGGAGGCTTTAGGGGCGGGCTTCATTGTGGTGTGCTCCCTATTTCTTGTGCCAGGGAGCGGCACCCGCGGGTGCCGGACGCGCTGCTGCAGCCGGTGCCGCGGTTTGGGGCGCGGGTAAGGCCTTAGCTTCTGCCGCCTCGTTTGTGCCGAGCGGTGAAACCTTCATCACCCGGTTCTTGTCGGGATAGGCGCCGGTCGCATCCTTCTCGATCGCAATACCGAGACGAACCGGGACGAACAGCAGCGGCTCGACATTCTTGAGCGGCGTCGCGGCACCAACCGCAGCAATGACCGCGTTAAGCATCTTCTGGCCATGATATTGCGCGCCGGCCTTGGGATGGACAAACGAGATGTTCTGCCAAACCTGGCGGTTCTCGTGCTCGCCTTCGAGGATTTTCCAGACCAGCGTCAGCGCGTAGCCGTTGCCGGACTTGGGCGGCGCGATCCGGCCTTCGATCGCTTGGGCGACATACTCGCCCGTGGGCACGAGCTCGAACCCGCTAGTATTTTCAGGCTCATAAGCTTCAGGGAATTCCATGCTCATGGAAGTGGACCTTTCGATTTTGGGTGGGTTGGGTTTGCCGCGCTTCATTCCGCCACGGCAGGCGGCAGGTACGGCGCAAGCACGCCGTAATCGAAATCCTGGGGAATCATCATCTTCGCCGGAAGGCCGTAACGGTTCTTGGCCACGAAGCTCGGACGCGCCTCGCAGTGCAGCCAGCGGGTCGATCCGCCATCGGCGCGGGTCCGCTTCTTGCCGAAGCCAGCATCCTCGGTCTGGATATTCAGATCGGGAGCGAGGAACCCGATCACGTCCATGTTGTCCTGCACCAGGCCGCGGGCGCGCTTGTGTAGACGCAGCTGGTAGGATGTGTAAGAGGCGGCGCGCGGATCGTTGATGGTTTCAATGGTGCTGTGAGCCAGCAGAACCACCGTCATATTTCTTTCACGTCGCAGGAAATCGAGAGCGGCGAGGATGTCCAGCCACCAGCTATCGACGGTCACGTAACCCTTGCCGTAGCCCGGCGTCTCGATCGAAGCCCACCCCTGCGTTGTGCAAGCATCCTTCCAAATCAGGGCTTCGAGCGCGTCGAGGCTGTCGACGACGGCGGTGCGGTATTCATGCGGCTCGCCGGCGAGGACGGACAAGGCTTCACGCACGGCCTTGAAGCTGTCGAGCAGGCCAAAGGTATTGATGGTCAGCTTGGCCGGGCAGCCATCCTCAGTTTGCAGAAAGACCGGTGCGGGAAATTTCGCTGCCAGGCTGGTCTTGCCGACGCCCTCGCTTCCGTAGATTAGAATGCGCGGCGGTAAAGTTGCGGTGGTGGCATGGATGGTGTATGCGGGCATTGGTGTAAGCACCTTGTTATCGCCGAGTTCGCGCTCGGCTGATGGATGAAAGAAGTTGGTGGAGACGTTCGGACTCGAACTGACCAGGGCGGCGACGTGGGTCTGTCCTGGCGAACCTGCCGCCTCCTTCAAACGCAAAAAGAACTCGCCGGATCGCACCGGCGGGTTTTTGCGTTCTAGGTGACAGCGGCAAGCTCGGCGTCACGCCGAGCGATGCAACCCTCCTGGTATTCGTCGATCTCGGATTCCGGCCAAGCGTTCGTGTTCATGCCTATCTTGACGGGCTTCGGAAATTTGCCCTGCCGAATGAGCCGATGGCGGTGCTGGCGCGAGAACTTGATGCCGCGCGCTTTTAGGTCATGTTCGTCGAGGAAACGCATATCCCGTCGCCCTGAGGTGTAGCGACGAACGATTTCGTCGCTTCAGGGCATTTCAAATATCAGGGCGTATCCGCACAAGATTTGCAGATTTGCCGATCCCGAACAGCGGAAAATGTAAGCGGGAAATTTACTCGGGTACCGCTTTGGTGAGCCTTACGCGCACCGCGCCTCTGCGGCCGGCGAATTCGATGCCAATCTTTTTGATTCGCCGGCCGGTTGCTTTGTAGCCGGAGGCCTTCAACCGTGGGGCCACAGCGCCCGGCAACTTGTTGATGTTCGGTCGATCCCCACCTTTGTCCGCATCATCGTAAACGGAGGCGATCGCTGCGCGTATGCTCGCGTCAGACGCGCCTTTCAGGCGGGGGGCGACAGGCGAATGGACTGCAGCAAAAAAGCTTTCCTTCGAGATTTCTTCAACAATCTTCATTACGTCGGACTTGAGGCAGTAGACGTGGGTATGGACTACTAGAGGCTGCACAGTATGGGCGGGGTCGATGCCGTGTCCGAGCGTTTGCTCGAACACATCCAGTTCGCCCTCTTTTTGCTCGATGCGGTCGATCAAGGCTATTGGATTCCGCTTATACGGGTCTTGGTCGACCCGTTGCCCGCGCAGCCGGATATCGTATTTTTTCACGTGTTGGCGAAGCCGCTCGATTGCCACTTCGGCGGAAGCTTTCACACATGGCGGGATGCCCAGCCTTTTTGAATAGGTAAGCCAGTAGGCATCGATCCTACCGGCAAGTTTCAGCGTAGTCCTGCGGTAGCGAGCGCACAGAAACAAGCGGAATGCATCGGCAGGGCTGATGATCTCATCAACGAAGGGCATCTCAGCCCCTCGCCGGCATGGTGATCACATTGGCGGGGGGCGGCTCGACAATCGACCGCAGCCGCGCCGCCCACTGGTCGAGGCAGGCGCGTTTTTCGTCGATGTAAGCGTGCTGGTCATAGACTTTGTGCAATCCTGGCTTCGTATGGGCAATGACGAGCTCGCGCACGAGATCGGGAATCGGTAATGCCGACAGGTGGGTTCGCATCGTTCGTCGAATGTCATGAAGCACCCAATCAGCCGGCGTGCTTGGAAGATGCCTGAGCATCTCCCGGTCCAAACGATCTTTGGCCTTGGAAAAGCCGTTCACCGGTGTGGCGCCGAACGTCGTTGAAAACAGGAAGTTTGGCTTCTTGAACGTCGGCAGACTTTCGATGACCTTGATCGCCTCGGCAGAGAGCGGAACCACGTGCGGCGCGTCCATCTTCATGCGGGAGGCCGGTATTGCCCAAAGCTTTTTGTCGGGGTCGAATTCGCCCCACGTCGCCTCGGCTACCTCGCTCTTGCGTTGGCCGGTGATGAGCAGCAGGCGGAAAAGCGGCCCGTAGGGATAACCGATGGTATTCGTGGCGGCCCACAGCGCACGAATCTCATCGTCACTGAGGGTGCGCTTGCGGGCCAACCTCTTGCCGATGACGTCTTTAGGCTTGAGCCGATCGCATGGTGATCGGTCGATCCCGTAGACGTTCCGACCGATGGCCCAGTTGAAGAGCGTGCGCACATGGCCGAGGAGATTGTGGGCTTGGTATGGCGCATCGCGGTCGACCGCCTTGTCGATGACATCAACTACGTCGTGCGGCGTGATGTCCGTGATCGGCCGGGAGCCCCATCGGTCGATGAATTCCCGCCGAATCTCTCGCTCGACAAGCCCCGCTCGTCGGGTCTTGCTGACACGCCGCTTAATGTACTCTTCCGCCACCGCCACGAATGAGTTCTCCTGCCGACGCTGCTCAAGGCGTAGCAGCCGCTCCTCCTCCTGCTTCGGGTCGATCCCGCGCTCCATCAGTCTCAGCCAGGAGCGCGCTTTCTCTCTGGCCTCCTCCAAGGTCAGGGCGCCATAGCTGCCGAGCGCTCGGCGCGTCGGGTGTCCCTTCCCGCCCGGATACCGCGCCACCAGCACGAAGGACCGGGCCCCGCTCGGCATCACGCGGACAGCCAATCCTGGGACCGTCCCATCGGCAACGTCGTAGGTCTTGCCCGCTTCAGCTGGCTTCTTTTCGAGGGACTTCAGCTTTCGATCGGTGAGCGCCTTGGCCATGCCCGCCCCTATTTGGCAACACCGTGGCAACAAAATCAGCGCGCTTCCATGTTGCCAAAGGTGACGACAGGTTACGCGACTTGACAAGCAAATCAAGCTGGATTGGGCAATTTGGTGACATGGTCCACCGGCATGTCACGTGACGTTACGTGTAGGCAACTGGGTTGGAGCCAGTCGCTCTGACCACTGAGCTAAGCCGGTCTTGGCACCGATTGCCGGAATTGAACCGGCGTCTCCCCGTGCACGGCGGGACGCT